CAGTTGTCCCTGTCAAATACCATGCACAGAAAAACGCTGTCGTAATATGCAAGACTGTATATACCACAGTTCGTGTCATTGTTCCTTGAAAATCTAATCGACATAAACTCATTACCAAAACCTCATTTCTTTTTCTATCAACAACTGGTTATGGTCTGTTGATAATCGTTGTGATTCAACACTATGATGAATCAATGATTGTTCCTTTTTACGCCAAGTGACTAATCGATCAAGATACAAATTACAAAATGCTCGAATGTCACCGACCGTTTTATTATGTTTAATCCAATGTTGAAAATCACATAAGTTCAAATTTTTTCTGTAAGTTGATCTACCCGCTTCGTATCCTAAGTCATAAACTCGTAAATGATCGTCATTAAACTGATACGGGATCTTATAAAGATGCTTTGCAATCCAACGAAAGAATGTCCTATGACGAGGTCGAGTCATTTCACTATTACCCATTGTAAACCCAATTACAAATGCCTCATCTTGTGGTAATATTCCACGACCCAAGAGTATATGGATGCAATCGTGGTTGAATAAATCAACATGACCAGGAAGCGCAATTGGACTCTTAGGATTCTCAAAGAGCCAAACAAGCCACGGAATGTCTTCCTGCCCGTCACCAGGCAGCGTTTTGTGTACATCGGCGAGAAGTATTTCATTGTTCCAAACTCCTGGGTTCCATTCTTCAAACTTCATTGTACCATCACCAGTACAGGATCACCCCCAACGGCTGCTGTATTCTCTGTCACCGTCTTTTCAGTTACAAACGATTTCAAATAATTGGGTCCCCCTGCCTTGGGTCCTGTCCCTGTCCATCCGTACCCACCAAATGGTTGACACCCAACAACTGCCCCCACTTGATTACGATTGATATAAATGTTACCTGCATTAATATTCTCTGATAGGTATTTAACACGGCTGTCTAAACGACTTTGTATTCCACACGTTAAGAGACTGTTCATCTGGTTGAGTTGTGTCACCAGTAATTCAATATTCCTCCATCTGGTGACCTGCAATACAGGTCCAAAGATTTCATCATCAAATGAAGTGCCTGCAATATAGACATTAGGGATTTCAATTAGTCGTGGTAATCCACCACCAATAGATGAATGAGCCGCAGAGTTCAAAGGTGTCACACAAGGTTTTTCAAGAAGCGTTTTAACTTTTTCAAGAACAGTTTCATTGGCATCAGTATCAATCAATGGCGGGACATCTGTTCCCATTCTTGATGATGGACCAACAATCAATGCTTCCATTCCACCAAGTAACATCTCAATCAATTTATCATAAATCTCATCTTGAATACATAACACCCGCAACGCAGAACATCGTTGACCCGCAGAATTAAATGCAGAGTACAACACATCCTTTACCGTCTGTTCTAAGTGAGCGGTTGAGTCAACAATCATCGCATTGACACCACCCGTTTCTGCAATCAATGAGGCAATCGGACCTTGTCGTTCAGTAAACTGGTTCAACCCAATCGCTCGAGCTGTTTTCCCACTCCCTGTAAACGCTACGCCTGCAACATTGGGATCTTTCACTAGTTGCGCCCCAACTTTTCCATACCCTATCTGTAACACATCTTTTGGGACCCCTGCGGTATAAAAAAGATTCGCCACAAAAGACGCAATGCGTGGTGTTTGTTCACACGATTTTGCAATCACCGCATTCCCTGTTACTAACGCTGCTGCAATCTGTCCTGTAAAGATGGCGACAGGAAAGTTCCACGGTGAGATACAAACCCAAACACCTTTGGGACGATACACCATCTGATTCGTTTCACCAACAATATGATCTAACGATTGTGGTGTAGTCATCATCTTAACTGCCTGGTCAGCGTAGTATCGTAAGAAGTCTACGGCCTCTCTCACTTCATTGATACTATCAGGAATCGTTTTATGTGCCTCTTGCACACAATGTCCAATCAACGTATATCGTGCTTCTTCCATCAACACCGCTGTCCTTTTCAGAATACTAGCTCGTTCACTTACAGAACGCTTTGCCCATGATGGCCATACAACCACAGAGGTGTTCACATCTGGAAGGTGATGGTCGGGTGTCACCCCTATCTCTTTCCATTCTTCCACCATCTTACTGAGTTTGCGATCATCACTCAAGTCAAACCCTTTTGAATTGATCCGATCCTCAAATAAGTATTTTGGTGATTCAATATCAATGTTATCATACGCTTGATACGCATCCTTCGACATCAGACGAGTACGTTGGTCAAAACTCTCATAAGGACAACGAATAGATAATTTCGGATTGTGATTTAACAAATCAAGAAATCCTCGACTCGCACCATTTTCTAATAATCGCCGAATGAGATATGGTAACAATTCTGTATAGTTCCCCACAGGTGCATAGACACGACAACGGTTCTTCATTTCTGGAACAGTCGATTGAATGTAATCAAAAATATGTTTCCCCATCCCATACAATCGTTGCAGTTCATACACTTTATGTTTAGGCGCCATGTGAATGATGCTAGATAAGGTATGAATGTTATGGGTCCCAAAATGAGGAATAATATGTGTCGATTGAAACAATCGTTCTGCACAGGCCAAATACGAAATGTCTGTTAAGTCTTTAATCGTAAAGAGAGGATAATCTAACCCCTGCAATTGTGCAAGTTTAATATCGGTGTCCCAATACGCACCTTTCACCAATCGCACGATAAGTTGTGACTTATATTTTTTACTCAGTTCATCAAGATATTCAATTAACGCATACGCACGTTTCTGATATGCCTGTACTGCAATCCCAATACCTGTACATCCATTTTCAAGTAACATCTCCAATACATCAAGCGTAAACTCAAGTTGTTCACATTCTTCCGCATCAATCGTAATAGACACCTTTTTCTGTTTCGCACTCTGATATAGTGCCTGTACACTCTCAAACAAATCGGTACACACTACAGACTTTGATCGATAATGATGATGAAACTTAGGACTCAAGGCACTCAGTTTTACACTCATTGAATGGGGAGATTTAACCGAGTTAATCACACTACTATATCGGTTGAAATATGTTCGACTGTCATTATAAGTAATCGCCGCTTCTCCTAACATATCAAAACTATACAAACACCGACCATTAGTCTCAGAGAAATAACGTAAGGCTTCGTCCATTGTTTCAGCAAAAATAAACTGATCGCCCACCTTGCGAACAAACTTCTCGACAAATGGAAGAATCCATCTTGAGGCACGATCCCAATGGGTAATCTTTTCTGCACAGAATAATGAAAACGTGTTCCAGTTTTTCCCTTGAAGTTTATCGGCGAGGAGTGCGGTGCGGGTATTCTTGTCTGGGGTACGCAAGAAGGCCTCGGCCAGTACTAGAAGTGCTGTACCTTCGGGCGTATTGAGTCGATAGGTATTTAACATCTCGGTCAATGATGTGGTCTTGTTATCAAGACTATTCACCGTATCACGAGCATAACGCTCAATCGTTGCCTTGTTCTCATGGTATGTCGGGCATTTACTATGATGGTGGTCGTACCATCGTTTCGCAGATACACGATACCACTCATTAAAATGTTGTCGGTCCATAATCATCTCACAGGTTACTACAAAACGCTTGTTTTGTCAATGTTGAATTCCATATTTACAAATGTAATAGGCATCCACAATATCAGTTACGGGATTCGTCAATTTAGTTTTGTCTGGTGTGACCAGATTCATCAAATCAACTTTTGTTTCTTTGGAAAACTGTTCATACATCATTTCCTTGGTAGCGTTTCCACGTTCAGTCGCACACTTCTTCACCACCGTTGGTGGAACATCCACCGTTGTTCGTCCAGAAACCCATAACTTATATTTTAATATTCCTGCATTTTCAGCAATATGAAAGACTCGCCCTTTCGAGCCAAATGAATAGTCTTCCAGATAGACCTTATCAATCGTAAAAACATTTAAAACATTTAATACCCAATTAGAAATATTCTCATATCGCTGACATGGGTGGCCGTTCATCTCAGGTTGACCATTAGACGCATAACGCTTGGGGATTGACCCTAAGATGTTCGGCGGAAACTGTTTCGCATATTTTTCACTCTGCGTTAAAAAATAAAACTGACAATTCTTATAGTTAAACTCACTTGGTGAATTTCCAATAAACACACATAATGCTGGTGATGTTAAACTATAATCAATGCCACAAATTCTAATCCTCCCATTCTTCGTCATTGAAGCCGTCCTCTCCTTGGAGGTAGTCTCCGAGGTTGACAGGGATATCGGCCCCACAAAATGGACAGTAGCGTGGGATGTAGTTATCGTCCATATCGTGTTTGATTTTGTATTTCGCATCACATTCATCACAAAGGGTATCTAAGATCATAGTACCTCACAACCTCCTGCGGTACACGCTAAATCTTGTACAGAGGAAGTCATGTCTTGTTTCTCATAATCACTCAATTTCATCCAGTCTACATCCTTTGGCATTCTGGCCAGTAAGGCCTCATATTCCTCTTTCGTACATTCTTGGTAAGGTGCCTGTTTGTAAGTATGTTCCGAATATGGCAAAAATGATACGCCTGAGACTTCATCAAAATGCTTATAGACCCAAGCGCCTACTTCAAACCACTCCTGTTCTTTCACACTAATCGTCACCGATGGTTTATGTTCACACCAATGATGATAGTAAATCAACCACATCTCAAGTTGATCGATTGATTCTCGATCATTACGAAAAACTGCGGCTTTTGGTGCTTTCTGAGGGAATGAAAACACAGTTGTATAATCAGGTTTGAGACTTTCATCTTCATGGGGGAATCCACTCTCAACCATAAATTCAGTCAAGGGATCCTTTTTATCTGCTCGTACTGTCCGAATATAATACTCACTATGTCGAGCATGAATCCCACTCGCAGAATCCACAAGTTGTGAAACTGTCCCACTCGGTTTCACACACGTTATGGAAGCTGAAGGATTGACCCCTAATTTCTTCGCCCATTCTTTATTCGTTTTAATCGCTGCATCCCGTAACGATCTTAATAACTCTGGTAGCTTCTCCTTATTTTTCGTTCCATTTAACAACGCATTATCCATAATGCCTGTTAATGAGACTCCCAACAGTCGTTCTTCGTCACAGTTCTTTTGCCACTCGCTAGACACATAGCGAAAGTCTGTCAGAGTACTCTGGAATGTACCGAGGATGGTCGCTAGGCGTACTTTTTCTTCAAGGGTGTCTTTCGTATCATCTGCTCGTACAACCACCTCTGTAAGGTTGCAATATTCACGATCCCGTAAAATGATTTCAGAACATGGATTCGTCCCAAAATCATAATTGGGATTCCTTCGTTCTTCCCCTAATGAGGTAACTTTCTTTTTCGCCGCCATACGACTAAAAACTCCACGTTCCCCTGATTTGGATTGATACAAGGCAATCCATTCCTGCATGAATATCCCAATATCGGGACGTTCTGTATACGTTACACTATTGTTGGCTAATGCACGTTGAGGATTATCTTCCCACCATCGTCCTGACTTCGCCATTCTCATACGTTCATCAGTCAAGTTACTCAATGAGATTAACGCAGACCGTCTGACTCCACCCACAACCACGACATCACCAACTTTACACA